CAGGAGAAACACATGAGTAATCTTACACCGTTTGAGATTCGTCTTGAACTTCTAAAAATGGCAAAAGAACTTTTGTTAGAAGAGTATCACTCTAACAAAGATCGCCTCACCAATGAATGGCACGTAAAGGTAGAGTCCGCTAAACTAAACGGACAAGCAATACCTGAACATCCAGCCTTTCCAACTTATCCCTCAGAAAACGACATCATTACCAAGGCACAGTCCTTGAATGGATTCGTATCTAATATTACAGCAGAAAAAACACAGAGCAAAAAATCTGCCTGACGGGAACGGGTGTGCTTCGGCACACTCCTCACTTATAGGAGAAAATATGCGTTACATTACACTAACGATTTGTAGTATCTTTGCAGCATTTATGATTTATGTTGGTCATGCAGCAGCACAAGTTGAAATACCGATCGCACCAAAAGTGCAATTAGAAGATTTAGCACCATTTGCACGACAAGAAGTTGAATGTCTTGCACAGAACATGTATTTTGAAGCGGGCGGTGAACCAGAAAAAGGACAATTAGCAGTCGCATTTGTTACGCACAACCGCGCACAGTCTGGAATATTTCCAAGTTCTTATTGTGAAGTTGTAAGACAAAGGGTTGGTGCAATTTGTCAGTTCTCTTGGTATTGTGAACCAAGAGCCCGAAACATGATTGAAAAAGGTCGCTTGACAATTGAGAACAATTCTGTATATAATAGAATAACTGAAATGGCTTTGAATTTTTATCTCTACACAGAAACATTCAAAGATCCAACAAAGGGCGCAATGTTTTTTCATGCGAACTATATAAAGCCCATGTGGAATAACATGAAGTATACAGCACAAATAGGTAGACATTTATTTTACAACAAAGTTTCTAGAAAGCCAGCATGAGTATTTTATCAAGTAAAGAGAAAAAGGAGATTGTCATGGAAAAAGGATTGGGAGCAGTTACCACTTTTAGTGTAACATTGGTACTACTTTCAATTGTCACTGCGATTTGTATTTACGGTTTGAATGAACGTAAACTAATGGCAGCAAATATTGAAAACGCAATTGCAAAAGGAGTTGACCCTTTGTCTGTACGGTGTTCATACGCAAAGGGTGATGACATTATTTGTATTGCACATGCATCAACACGAAAATAAACAGGAGACTATATAATGCATTTTGAAAATGACGATCATAATTTTACATTCAAGTTTGATTCTAATGATGGTAAAACAAGTCTTGAAATGAACTTCAGTGAACTCTACATTGATGATATTTTCAATCAATTCAAGAATTTCTTACAGGCATGTGGATATGAAATTGATGGTTACATTGATGTAGTTCCTTGGCACAATCATTTACCACAAAATGAACAACCACAATTTGATTTTTCAAACATACCCAATAACAATTGGCCGTTTGGACAAAAAGAACCTGATGTGCAAAATCTAACGCAGGCATCTGAAAAGTAATGCCTACAAAAGATGAAATGCTAAAGTTTTCTATGAATATAGAAGACTTTGTTGCACGGACTGATTACACATATCTTGAGGCGATTGCTGAACACTGCAAACAAACTGGGCTTGAGTTGGAAGTTGCTGCTACGCTTATTACACCGAATCTGAAATCAAAGATTCAGGAGCAAGCAGAGCGCAACAATTTGTTGAAAACGAAGAATAGTCGTTTACCTATATGATCAATGGTTATGAAGCATTCTGTTTATACACTTCTCTCAAACTTCACTTCAATTCAGATTCTTACGATTACTTTAAATATAATGGTAAGGTAAACACAAGTATTGATGCGTTTGAGAATCGGAAAGATAAATGGCACTTCTACAAACTGAGCAGAAGGTTCAGCAATGTTGACCAAGGTCGTGATTTTATTGTTGCTAATCTTGTGCATGATCCTAATGTTTGGATTGGGCATTTATTGACAGAAGAATCTGATATTCAGTATCGCAAACGTCAGAAGGTGATTCAGTCTTTGACGTACACGTTCACAAACGAAATTGCATCATTAATGAGACATAAAGACCCTAATGCATCACTAATGATACATGATGGTCAATATCCAGAACTGCTTACAATGTATCTTCAGAATGTCATTTCAATTGAAACAATTTGTATACTGAATAAGCTAATGGGATTCTTGTCAATGTGGGATAAAAAAATCATTGATACGATTCGGTATCCAACGGTAAGCAGAACGATCAAAAAATATACACAATTCATATCTTTTGATGCAACAAAATATAAACTCATACTCAAAAAGGAATACGATGCAAATACGGAAAATATATCTTGATCTTGATGGTGTTCTATGTGATTTTCACAAACGTTACAAAGAACTTTTTAGTAAAGAACCAAACTATCAAAGACCAAGAGGTGAAACAAAAACAAGAGAGTTTGAAGAATTCATTGAAGGTAAACATTTTGAAAGTCTTGATTGGCAGCCAGGTGGTAAAGACTTATATGAGTTCGTAACTTCACTTGGAATTCCTGTTGAGATTTTATCTTCTTCTGGTGGTAAGACACGCCATGATGAAGTAAAGAAGCAGAAGAAAGTTTGGCTAAAACGAAATGGTATTACAGTACCAGCCAATATAGTTCCTGGTCGTGCATTCAAAGCAGATTATGCGAAAGCAAATACTATTTTGATTGATGACACAAGAGATGTGATTGATGATTTCAATATGGCAGGTGGTATCGGAATTCATCACACAGATGCGGCAAAAACGATAGCAATCATTGAATCTATACTTGACGATAGCTATATAGATGTATATAATGAATCATGTGAACAAGATGCACATACAACTAATACAATTTTATACGGAGTAAAACATGTCTGATTTTTCCAGTCTCAAACGCAATCGCAATTCATTTGACAAACTGACTAAAGCGATTGAATCAATCAACACAGTAACAACAGAAAATTCCAAAGAAGACAACAGATTCTGGCAACCAGAGGTAGATAAAGCTGGTAACGGAATGGCAGTCATTCGGTTTCTTCCGGGTCCTGCTGCTGATGGTGATGACGCTCTTCCTTGGGTTCGTGTATTCAATCACGGCTTTCAAGGACCAGGTGGTTGGTACATTGAAAATTCTTTGACTACACTCAATCAAAAAGATCCAGTTTCAGAATATAATTCTGTTCTTTGGAATTCTGGTATTGAAGCAAACAAAGAAATTGCACGTAAGCAAAAACGCCGTTTGACTTATATTTCAAACGTTCTGATTGTTTCTGATCCAAAGAATCCAGAGAATGAGGGTCAAGTAAAACTCTACAAGTTTGGTAAGAAAATCTTTGACAAGATTAGTGAAGCAATGAACCCTGAGTTTGAAGATGAAACACCAATGAATCCTTTTGATTTCTGGGAAGGTGCTAACTTCAAGATCAAGATTCGTCAAGTTGAAGGCTATCGTAATTATGATAAATCTGAGTTTGACAAGCCTTCTGCTTTGTTTGATGGTGATGATGCAAAACTTGAAGAGTTGTGGAAGAAAGAATACTCACTCAAAGAGTTTCTTGATCCTAAGAACTTCAAACCATATGATGTGTTGAAAGCAAAACTTGATAAGGTGTTGGGTCTTGATGGCGCTGCACCAGTATCTAAGACTAAAGCTGTTGATGAGAACTTTACACCAAAGACATCACCCGATTTGGATGAAGATGACGAACTTGATTATTTCAAGTCACTAGCTTCAGAAGAATAATCTCCTTTATCTTTTATTCTTCTGGAATCCCCGCTTCGGCGGGGATTTTTCTTTTAGAAAGCAAATGCATTCTTCAAGATTTTTTCTGCAATATCAGGATCAGTAAATTTTTTGTTCTGTGATGCTTTTTTATTCTCAACATTCACAACGTTGTTTATAATCGTTGTACTGCCACTTTCACTCATTAGATTTTCTGTGAATATTTGCATGAAAGTATCACGCAATTCGTTCATATCAATTCCTGTTGCTTCCATTTGTTTCATTATTTGGTCAGCAGAACCACTGAAATTTGGAGGTGTTTCAAATCCCAGTGACGGTCCACCTGGTCCTTCTTTGAGTTCACGTGCAGTTGGGGCTGTTCCACCACGAATTGCTGATGCGATTGTGTAACCTTCTTTTGGGTGTTTATGTGATGCTACTTCACCATGACCATAAACGTTCGTTTTTGGAAAACCATATTTCTGAGAAAGCTTACTCTCTAATGATGTAGCTGATGCTATTTGTTGTGGTGTGACATCGCTATCATCTTTAGCGACCATTGAAATACTTACTGTGTTTGAA